CCACTCTCGAGGTTTCTCTATCATACCATCCCCGTACGGCCGGGGCAAGCCAGAGCCGAGGAAGGGAGGCAACCACATGCGGACCTCATGGTCGGCGTCCTGGGCGCGGAGGGCGATGTCAAGGCCGGTGCCCTCTCCAGCATTATCCATCACAAATACTTTCACTGAGGCGGCGTCCACGAGTTTCTAACGTGCTGCCGATTGGCATGCGGCAGGAGAGCATCGACCTCTTCCGGCGTAGCGTGATTGAGGACTTTTATTTGCTCTTGCCAGGGAAGGCGCATAAACATCCTCGTAGTCGCCGGCAACCCCGAGTTGAGGCTTCGGATCAATCTCCGCTGATCCGATCCAGAGAGTTCATTCTGCTCCACAATCTTATCCAGCAGATCTCCGTACTTGTCCGAACCGCTCTGATAAGCCTCCCTCAATTGCGAGTATTCTTTAGAGTACTCTGCCTTCTCAAAGGGTGTCTCCTTCGGCGCTACGTAGTTGCGGAACGCCGTCTTGATATCAGCATCCGTCTTCGACTCAGTGAGGTACTTCGGAGCAGGGGTGAAGCCAAGGACGGACAACGCTCCTGCCTTAACCGGCTTATCCGTCACATTCTCCTGCATCGCCCGCATCGAGATCGGCTCGAGATCCGAGAACGTATAGGCGAGGGTCTGTTCGAGTTTCTTGAAGGCGTCCGAATCTGGGTCACGAATCTCCTGCCCGAACCCATTCACTCCAGTCGCCCACTCATGCATCAGCCCAAACAGCCCCGAGCCCTTATTGAGCACGAGGTCTGATACTCCCTGCGTCATCCCTTCATTCTGGATGTGCTTATACAGGGAGGCAAACTCGCGCGAGTAGAACATTGTGGTGACTCGCTGGGGCGAGCCATCTGGGTTCGTCTCTCCCGTTTGTGGATCAATATAGTCCAGCAGGCTCGAGGGCTGTTTCCCTGTCATAGCATAGGTCATGAGCCCAGCCACCCCTGCTCCGAGGGTCGTGTAGGAGGCGACGAAGATTGGCCGGTCCAGCTGCCCTTCCTTGATGCGCTTCAGCTTCCCTCCCTGGGTAGCCCACTGGCCGAGGTCCATCGCCCCGCCGCCGTATTCGCGGATGAATCCTAACTGCCATCCTAGACTCAGCGTATCCATCACCGCCAGATCCTTCATCCATCGCTTCCAGAACAGGGTGTTGTAGTTCATCTCTCCGTAGCGATTCTCCACACTCTTCCCCAGCTTCCGCATCGCCAGATGCCTCTGGGCAGGATTCTCCACCAGCTCGGGGTTGCGAGCCAGGAGGTTCTTGGCATCCTTCAGCGCAGAGGCTGCCTTGAGTGCAGGAATCCACTCCTCGAAGATCGGCTTCGACATTGCGCTGATCATGGCCCAGGGCAGATGCCAGGTGGCTCGGGTGAGGTCGCCGGCGAGCCCGATCGGATGGCCCTGCCTGAAGTTCGCCCTCGCATCCGTCAGGGCGTTCATGAAGTTCACCCTCGCATTCGACTTGTACTGCGCAGACATCTCCGGCGAAACCCCCATCTCGATCAGGGTTTCGAGCGCCTTCGTATCATTCGGGGTTAATTTCTCCTTCGGAATCTTCCCACGCAGTGCCTGGAGAACTCGCCACCCCGGCGGGTTCGTAACGGCCCGCACGCCGGGCAATTCCGAAAGGGGCCGATACCCCAACCCGGACGCCAACATCTCCCCTAGCGCGCGGTGGACCGGCACGGACCCCGATAGGAGGCCTGTCAGTCCCCGCGTCATGCCGGCGGCCATATCGATGCCCAGGATGTGCAGCGGGTGGAACAGAGACAGTGCCAGCCGGATCGGCACGAGTGCATTCTTCAGACTCATCATCCCCCGGAATCCCGTCCCTACCAGCCCTTGATCCGCCCAGAGGCTCTTCGATTTGAAAGCATTATCCAGGATAGCATCCGCTTGCTGATCCACCCAGAACACATCCCCATTCGGTGCTCGGTAGCGAACCGTCCCCTCCGGCCGTTCCGTCCCCTCAGTCTTCTCAATCCGAAAGCTCATCTTCCCTTCGGAGTCAAGTTCCTTGACGAGCCTCTCGCCCCCCTCGATCTTCCGAGTAGCCAGCCCATAGCTCGCCAGATCATTCAGGATGCCGATATGCATCTCTGCTATATCCGAGGCGTGCTGCCGAGCCAGCATGATGTCCTCGGGATTGTCGAACCTCGGCCGGAACCCCGCTGCAACCGCCTCTTTGTAGAGGTCGAAGCTGCGATCCTTGATAAACCCTGGATCGCCCCACTTCGACCCATACTTCTTCGTGAAGTAGTTCGAGACCCCCTCCGAATCCTCGAATACATGATACAGGTAATTATCCCTCGGCTCGTAGTCGAACCCGAGCTTCTTATCATTCTCCGCGATCTTCCCACTCCAATCCCTGTACTTCGCCGCCAGCTTCGCCAAGATCGGATCGGAGAAGTTCTCTCCCCGCTCGAACCTGGCGATGAATTCCTTCGTCCAGTCCGGCCTCCCCCTCCAGAACTTCAGCCTGGTCCGAGACCCGTGGCGCCAGAGGGCCTCCTTCTGCATTTGCTCGGTAATGCGGCTAGCAACTGTGGCGGCGGCGAGCTTGGCTCGAGCCCCGATCGCTTCGGGAGCGAACGTCCTGAGGAGTTGCTCGACCGAGATCGCGAGGGAGGTCTTGGCGCGACGAAGGTCTTTCGGATCAACAAGTCGGCCGATCTCAACTGTCGCACGATTGATGTCTCCTCTGGTGATGTTAGCGCCGTCTGAGGTTTTCGCCACGACCTCCATGATGGAGCGGCTGCTAGCCGGCTTCTCCTCGGATTGCATCTTGATAAGCTGCGTCCCAACCCGCATCGCATGATGGAGCAGATTCGTCTCCCCCGGCTGCATCCCGAAGTGGCGCGCCAGCAGAGCCCCGAACTGGCTCATCATATTCTTAAAGCGATACCCGGCCGAAGCGTACTTCTCCGAATTGGCGAGGAATTCCTGGAAGTCGGGGTTTGAGAACGCCTCCGCTACGAACTCATACCGGGGAGACATCCTCGCGTAGGCGATACCGCCGGCGGCACTGGCAGTGTTCCGCTTCGACCTATCCCCCTCCAGCCCGTAGAACTCCCTCCCAGCCTTCTGTGCCCGCACACGGGCTTCTTTGATGATCTGATCCAGTTCCTTCAGCACGGGGGAAGAGGGCCGATTGACGATCAGGAGCTTCTCACTCGGGGTCAATTCTCGGCCCTTCTCCGCCGCCATCGCTTTGATGTCTCGTTCAATCAGCGTGTCCATCATGTTGATGGTAGCGGAGTGGACGATCTCATGCACAGCCGTGTGGATGATCTCGGGCTCACCCATCTTGATCTCGACGGCGTGCTGGCTGGGGAGGTAGACGCCGAGGCTATCGGCGGCGGAGCCGGCTTGCTTCTTAAACCGCACCGGCACATTCGGATCGACGTGCTCCTGGAGCTTCTCCAAGAAGCCCTTGGCGTATCCCTCGGCATGGGGAATCATGTCACCGAGGACGGCAGCTGCGGAGCGGGTAGTTCCATTCGGCAGGCTATTGTAAACCGGCCCGACCTTATCCGTGATCCTGCCGAAGCCGGCGGTCTTATCCAGCCCCGCCGCGATGGGAGTGAGCTTGGGCTGGGAGGGCTTCGCCACCTCCTGCACTGCCTGCAGGGCCGTCCGAGCCACAGCCGCAGCTCGCTCCGGCGGTATCTCAATCCCTCTCGTCCCCTTCCCTCCCATCAGCGAGAGGCTCGCCTGTGTCGCCGCCGAGGTTAGTTCTTGGAGGTTCTCCACAGAGTTCTTGATATCCTGCTTATGCACCTTCCATCCGCCGCCTTCCCCTTCTGCAGCGTACTTCTCGATAAACCCGCCCACCTTCTCGATCGCTTTGTTGATCGGCTGCGCTACTGCCACATCCACCAGCGCGCTCGCGGGCGACCACAGCGCATTCAGCCCATCCCAGGCTGTCTTCAACCCATGCAGGGGCATGGACTCGGCGTCGGGCGTCCTGAGATCCTCCTTCACCTGATCCAGGGCTGAATGAATCTGCCGAGTCATCTCGTGGAGGCCGACGGCAAGCCCTTGGCCTTCCCAATTCGCCGCCTGTTTAATCCTCGCCACCGCCGGCGCAAGGGCGGCCTTGGTCTTATCCAGAGCCGAAGGGGGCTTCGGAGCTTCATCCTTAAAGGCCTCCTCCACGCTCATCCCAAGCCGTTTCGGCTTCACCGGCACGGGCGGCGGCGTTGCCGGCTGCGTATCAAAGGCCTCTTCCACACTAATCGGCATCGGGCTCGTCCTCGTCTTCCATCCCCAGTGCGTCCTTCTCGTCCTGGCTCATCTGCCTTACGTCCTCCTGCGAATAGAACTGATTATCCATATAGAGCTGGGGCTGGCCCTTAATCATATACCACTGGTTGTCCTTCAGCTGAGAAGGCTTGTCGGGCTTCGGGAGGGGCTTTATGGGCTTCGACCCTGCGATCGTCGGCGGGACTCGCAGCCCATTGAAGATACCATCCTTCTTCGCCCGCTGGTAGACCCGCACCGCCGCCTCGCTCTCGGTAAGGTGCTGCTCCCGCATCAGCTTCACCATCTCTTCCGCCAGTGGGCGGGAGCGAACTCGAATGTCATTCTCATCCACTCCCTGGAAGTCTCGATCCGCTTGATCGGTGATGGCCTTCAGCTGGCTAGCCTTAACGACCAGCGCACCCTCCTTCTCCAATCGCTTATCCCGGTCTCGGGTAGCGTCCTTCTGCGCATCAATCAGTCCCACCCTGTGCTGATCCACTACCGTGCTCGATCTCGCGTGGGCCTCCTGCGCTGCCTTCAGTTTCACCTCCGCTTTATCCTTGGCCGTCTGGACGCTCGACTGCAGCTGCTCAATTAACCCCGGCCTCCAAGGTTGCCGGGCGATGCTCAGAAACCTCGGATCCTTCGCCACCCCTGGGTCCTCCGCCGCCATCGTCTGTATCGCCAGGGCAAAGCCCTGGGGCGAATCCGGCACGCTCGACAGCACATTGGCGAACTTGCTCAGCCGATCATTCTGCATCCTCCAGGAGCGATAGTCGATCTGGGACGATTTGTTCAGGATCGAAGCGGCTTCGCCGGCGGTCTTGGCCGCGGCGTCCGGCAGCCCCGCTTCCGCCTGGATCATCGAGATCTGGCTCAGCACCCCCGCCACCTGATCCGGCGTATCGGCCTCCGAAGGAGGCTTCAGATTCTGCATAAGACTCAACATCTTCGTCTGCTGGGCGAGCTGCATCTTATCCTGCTGTAGGGCAATCTGTTCCTTTGCCAGCTCAATCGGCGCCATCTCCAGCTTCGCCTGGTTGAGCTGCACCTGCTGCAAATCCAGCTGCGCCCCAACATACCCTTCCGTCACAGAGCCGATGCTTGGCATACTATCCCCAGATGTTGTTCGCCAGATCGTACTGAGCGAGGTTCTTGTAGGAGGTGGATTCCTGGGCGAGACTGGCGGCGACCTGCTGGGGGGTGAGAGGAGTCACGCCAGAGTTCGCCCCTCGAATATCCGCCATGGTCGGGCCGGCTCCCTGGGTGAGGGCGTCCATCGCGGGGCTGCTTCCATCCCCCAGATAGACCAGGCTCGATCCATACGGCCCGGCCCTGCCGGCGGAGATGTTCCCCGAGATCTGGGCTAGGCTCGCTGCGTCATTCATGTTCATATTGTATAGGCTAACCGGGGACACTTCCGACTGCTTCGCATCCAGAAGCCCCATCCCGATTATCCCTCCAATTGCAATCCCTCCAAACAATGCCCCTGCTGCCGCTCCACCCAGTCCCGCCGCCGCATCCGTCCCTCCCGCTGCCGCCCCTGCATCACTCGCTACAGCCACATCCCCTCCTACCTCCGTCCCTGCCGCCGCTCCTGGGGCTGCCAGCGACCCTACCACCCCGGGTGTCGCTAGGCTCCCTCCCAGCGTCCCGCCTCCGGCGGCTGCTCCTCCGGTGGCGGCTTCCCCGCCAGCGGCGCTAAAACCGAACAAGTCGGAGAGGTCTCCGACATCCGATGCCGCACCTCCGGCGGCGCTCGCCCCCGAGATCCCAGCATCAATCCCACCCGAGATATCCGCGCCCTGGCTGGCAGCCAGCGCCCCTGTGGATGAGTCCAGCCCGGAATAGGTCCCTCCCCAATCCAGGCTCGAGGTACTCACCGGGTTCATCCACCCGCTCACGGTGTTGTAGGCATTCCCGAGGTTGTTGCCGAGGCCGGCGATGTTGCTGCCAAAGCCGGAGGCTGCACCGCCCTGGGCATTTATCGCCCCCGTCATCCCAGTCGGGCTTATCCCCGCGCCGGCGAGGTTCCCGAGGACGCCCACCTGCTGGTTGTAGAAATTGCTGGCGAGGCCTTGGCCGAATTGGGTCAGGGCAGCGCCCTCAGCGCCCGACCCAAAGCCCGTACCGCCCGGCGCTGCCGCGCTCCGGTCGATCGCCTGCACACCCTGTCCCATCTGAAACTGATAGCCGGGGAGGCTCGTTATCGAGCTGGGGTTCTGGATCAGATTGAGCAGGTCGGCGGCATAGGTCGGCCGATAGGCCCCCATCGGATTGGACTGATTGAAGGCAGTCTGGGCCTCCTGCATCAAGTTGATGCTATTCGAGATCCCATAGATGTTCGCCCCGAGGCCGAGGGCAGTGGATATATCCCCGCCGGTGCCGCCGATATTGGCTGCGCCGCCCGAGTTGGCAACAACTCCAGTGTTGCCCATCCCCATCGTGCCGGTCATCATCTGCGGAGGAACTGACATTCTATCCCCCTAGGTCGCCGCCGTTTGCGAGACCAGGATTCCATTCTGAAAAACCATCGAGCCGTTCGAGCCGCCGGAGGTGAGCTTCGCTGTCGTGATCGTCCCGGAGAAGGTCTTGGCTGGGATGAGACCGTTGAACCAGGTCCACCAGCGGTTAGTCACTCTCCCGTTGCCGTCTGCGATCGGCTCCCGGATGTTTGGTGCTTGCTGCATTAGATTGTACCGAAGTCCAGCTGGAGGTCGACCGAGCGCAGCCGGAAGGGCGTCGCCGCCTGCTTCTTAAAATGATATGCGCGCCGAGTGAAGGTGCCCTCGCTATCAATATAGGGCGTCCGCTTGTTGAGATTGCAAGTCCGCGCCACACTCCAGTGCTTGTAGTCGTCGTCGGAGTGGCTCACCAAGAGCTGCGCCTGCACCTGGTCGGCGTTGAAGTACATCCGATGGAGGACCTTCCGTCGGCGGGTGCCGAAGTCGGCGTTCGGGGTATAGATCTCCACCGGGACGGCATTCCCATTATCGGTGTTGTAGATGTAGCTACCATCCAGGAGGCAGATCGTCCCGCCCTCGTAGTTCTGCAGGACGTGCTGGCCCGAGCTGTTGAAGGCCGTCCCGATCACCGGCCAGAAATTGCCATTCTGATCGGTCCACTGATACCACAGCTTCTGATCGATGTCGTAGACGAGAGTCAGATTGGCTGAACTCTGCGTGTACCCAGTGTAGGACAGGCCGTAGAATCGGTGCCCTCCCAGCTTGAACACCCAGGAGAAGAAGGGGATGTAGGCTGGGTCGTCGGCGGAGAAGGTCGGGTTCGAATCCAACAGCCGCTCGACCGGCGGAATCGAAATCACGCTTATCTGCAGATTATCCACCCTCACCACCTGGGGGGAGTTTGAGTAGTTCGAAGTCGCATACA